TAAGAAGAGGATGAAGAAGAAGAAAATACCACCATATTAAATAATTATAGTAAACGACTTGGTGCATTTACTAGAATGGAAAATATATATTCTGATTTACAAATACCAGTTCTTCTCTCTATTCTATATTTTATTTTTCAGTTACCCTTTTTCAAATCAATATTGTTCAAATATATTCCTTCTTTATTCTTTGGTGACGGCAATATTAATATTTATGGTCAACTATTTATGAGTCTTTTGTACGGAATATTATATTATATTTGTTCTATATTGTTAGCTTTCTAATGAGTTTACTTTAATCCCACCAACCCTTTTTCTTTGTTTTAGGGCGTTTCTTACGTATTATTTTTGTTCTCGTGCTTGATTTTTGCGATGATGATCTTTGAGATGATGGTCTTGATGATAATGATGTTGGCGTTGACGACCATGTTGGCGATGATTTTATTGAGGAGGATTTCATTGATGATGACCTTATTGATAATGGTCTTGTTGAAGACTTTGGTGATGATGATTTTACAGATAATGACATTGGTGATGAAGACTTTGATAAGGATGATTTTGTTGATGATGATGATGATTTTGATAATGATTTCACAGATGATGATTTTGTTGAAGATGATTTTGATATTGGTGTATTAGTATTTATATCTGCTTTTAAATCAGCAGGTCTATATCTCATAAAATGCTTCTCATATTCTTCTGTGCCCTTCTTCCCTTTTAATTCAATAAATTTACGTGCTTTATGTGCACGCATTTCTTCTAATGTTTCTTGATGACCATAACATTCTACACTAAATCGACGTAATAAACCCTTCTGTTGTAATCGATTATGTTGCTGAACCTTGAAAAGATATTGAGACATACATAATATTCGATTTATATCATAATATTTCTTATTTGCGTATAAAAAAGCCAAGTAAAAACTCAACATAGTATCGATCGTCGCTATTTTTACTTTTTCACCATCTATATTAATTATATTATAACTATGACATGCTGAAGGTTGATATACAAATGCAACAGTTTCGTTATTTATTTTAATTTCATAATGTTCTGCAATAATTTCTCCGATGGATGATCTTTCAATCAGAGAAACATTATCTATTCCTATTTTCTCTAATGCTTTCTTAACCTTTTCAGCAGTTTTCTTTGGAGTCACTGATAATACATCGAAATCTGGATATTTCTTGAACTTATGTTTCAGTTTTGATGGCATATACGCAGAATATAATGAAATTGCATACCCACCAAAGAAGACAACTTGATCTTTTATAAAAGTTTCTCTGATTGTATCATAAATTTCATCCACATTATTATCAGTAGTATCCATCTTTCTCTGAAAATCCTTTTTCCAACAATTATCTGCTTGTAATGGATAGTTTTTATTTAATAATGTAATCCGCTTCAAAACCTTCTCCCATCGACTCACGTCACCGGCCGGTCTCGATAATTCTAAATACATTGCCATTCTCAAATAATTTGGTGGAGCATATAATATTCCATCTTTTTTGATTGCTTCTCTCTTTATCGCACTGAAAATATCTTTGTGTATATATGTAATATCAGCAACTGGTATAAAATTAACAAAAACCTTATATGTTCCTTCATGAACACCATTTTTCGCTTCGACTTCAGTAAACCCTTTTTTTACATATATATCTGCCAATTTTTTTGCATCCTCTTTTGCATTTGGAGAGAAAAAATCATAATCTGGTATTTCTACATCTTTACTATAAAACTGATCTTCTAATGGCAATATCGAGTTAATAGCAGTTCCACCATATGCCACCAATTTAGTATCCTTTAAATATTGTTCAATAATAGAAATAATTTTTTTCACTTCTGGTGAATTTACAATAGCATGTCCTTCTTTTTCTTCTGCTTTATCAACAGCAATTCTTAAGATTGCTAATTCACACTCATCTAATGATATTCCTTTTTCGCATTTATATACTTCTTCTTCTTTTCCCATATATATACACAATAATATTTGTGATATATGATTTTTATATGATTATGAAATATTAATATTCATAATCATCCAATCTTATATGTTCCATGGTCCAAATCCTCTGCCTTCAAACTCTTGTGGTTTAAAACTATAATTTGTTGGATTATCTGCTGGAATATCGATAGTGACAGGAATATATCTTAAATTAGCTGGTTTCAGTATAAAAGCATATCCTGCTGTGATAAACAAGTCCATATCATTCTTCATATTTTCATCCGCATTCGAAAAATTAATAGCATTGACCTGAACACCTAACTGAAGAGACGCATTTGGATTCGGGTTTGTCGTAGAAACACCTACATCAGGTGTAACAATTGACATACTTACTTTATTAAATTCTAATAATTCAGACTGATCTGGTGAAAATCTCATCTCATGATTTGATAGTAAACGACAATGAACAGAATTTGTTGTTATATTTACATACTCCATTAATTTCTTAGAATCTAATATAGCACTATTCGAACGATCAACCATGACAATGATTTTCTTTTTAAATATATACAATGGCAATTGTGACAAATTTCTTGGAGTACAATTATTTTCATTACAAATTTGATATTCGTGACTATACATTGGATCTAACATATAAAACTCATTTTCAAGAAAAATTTGTGCAATATTATCCATCATTGTATGATTCGTGCTTTTAATTCGTAAATGAAGAAATATTGGATCATCTGGATTTGGCGCAGATATATTATTAAATGCGTTTGTTATAATTGTTTTAAATGCATCTTGAAATGTAACAGAGTTATAAGATTCTTTGATAAAAAAATTACTAGGGATAGAAGAGGTTGCTATAACAGGTTGATCATTAATATTGTATATCTCAAAATCAATAAATCTGACACCTTGACTAATTATGTATTTTAGTGCATTTAAATTCATATAATTATTTGTATTTCTTCCACTAATATTACATGAGTTATATGAACCATATATATAATAATCATTAATATGATATGATCCATCATTTCCATTTCCAGAAGAATCTACATATATAATATTACCACAAGCATCATATTTGATTGGATCAGGATAATACAGACTATGAAAATTCGGGTTGACTGTAAATGAGTTCATATATGATGTATTCTTTCCATTTGCAATAGAAATCGAAACAACTATAATAATAATAATAATAAATAATGCGGCTAATCCACCTATAATTGGCGATGTATTTTTGCCTTGTATGACATTATTGTATGCTGCTGTTGCTGCTGAACCATATTTGGATAATTGTTGAGACATTCCTGCGCCAGTACTAGTAGACATATTATACTAATGATGGAAAATTATATTATAATTTCTACAAGTTAAATATATTATAATACTTATAATACTTATAATATGCCAGGCGGTTTAATGCAATTGGTTTCAGAAGGACAGCAAAATATTATGTTGAATGGAAACCCGTCTAAAACATTTTTCAAATCGACCTATGCCAAGTATACTAACTTCGGTTTACAGAAGTTTCGTGTAGATTTTGATGGATCTCGAACATTGAGATTGAGCGAAGAATCCACATTTACATTTAAAATACCGAGATATGCTGACTTATTAATGGACTGTTATCTCTCTGTAGAACTTCCATCTATTTGGAGTCCAATTATTCCGCCGTCAAATGAAACTGGACAACAATGGGTTCCATATGAATTTCGTTGGATTGAGTTTATTGGAGCACAAATGATTTCTAAAATAACTATCACTTGTGGTAATCAAACCCTTCAAGAATTTTCTGGTGCTTATTTATTAAATTCTGTTTTGAGAGATTTTTCTGCTGACAAGAAGGAATTATTCAATCAAATGATCGGACACGTCCCTGAAATTTATGATCCTGCTACTTCTGGAACTCGTGTGAATTCATATCCTAACTCTTATTATACCACAAGCGCTGGTGGCGCTGAACCCAGTATACGCGGAACTACATTATATATTCCATTGAATGCATGGTTTAATTTGAAAACTCAAATGGCATTTCCTCTTATCTCTCTTCAGTATAATGAACTACATATTAATGTAACAATGCGACCAATTCAACAACTATTTCAAATCAGAGACGTCCACGATACTGCGAATAACTTCCCCTATGTGGCACCAAACTTTAATTTATATTATATGCAATTTTATCGCTTCTTACAGACTCCACCTGACATTGAACTAGGTTTGAATTCTTACTTGGATACGAGAACTTTATGGAATGCAGATATTCATTTAATTTGTACCTATGGTTTTCTCTCTAATGAAGAATCTCGACTCTTTGCTCTTCAAGAACAGAAGTATTTATTTAAACAAGTGAATGAACAATTATTCTATAATGTTACTGGTTCGAATCGTATCTCTCTGGATTCTATTGGTATGATCTCCAATTGGATGTTCTACTTTCAGAGAAGTGACGCCAATTTACGTAATGAATGGAGTAATTATACTAACTGGGCATATCGTTATTTACCACAAGATTTGATACAAGCATCAACTAACGGTGGATGGGCAGTTACACGATCAAATACTACAATAGATATAGGACCTGGTGTAAATACTGATGGATACTTGACGGGTTGGATGATTACTGGTAATTATAATTTTGAAAATGTAAAGAATATACTTGTTGGATTAGGTATATTGTTAGATGGGATCTATAGAGAGAATGTACAACCAGCAGGGGTATTCAACTATATAGAAAAATATACTCGCACAAGTGGTTCTGGAATAGATGGACTATATGTTTATAACTTCTGTATGAATTCATCAAATTTGACTTTACAACCGAGTGGTGCAATGAATATGAGTCGTTTTTCGAACATTGAACTGGAAATGATAACCATTACTCCACCAATTGACCCGAATGCTCAATCGCTAGCTATTTGCGATCCCCAAACGGGGAACTTAATCGGTATCAATAAACCAACTTGGCGAATATATGATTATAACTTCAATATGTATTTGTTTGAAGAGAGATATAATGTAGTTAACTTCATTGGTGGAAATTGTGGACTTTTATATGCGACTTAATCAGAGAAATCATCATAGATTTAAAGAGTCGCATTGGCAGGGAGTGGTCCAGTATCGACGAATTCGCCAGTTAATGTAGGACGTGATGGATATTTCGGCAATGAATTAATAATTTGGAATTGTGGATTATATCGCGTCTCATAGAGTCGCTGTCCTTCATCAAATGTTCGTCTCCAAGTATTGACTCCTTTACTATAATTTGGAGGAGGTGTATTAGGACCCTTCATTTTAAAAGCATGTGTGCCAATATCTGTCGTCAATACAGAAAAAACTGGGGTCATTGCATCTGACAATTTACCCGCATCATTATATCCTGATACTTCTGTCGTTAATGATGAAGGAGGTGTAACTGGTGGTGCACATCCATAGCAATCTGGATCAGACGAGCATTGTTCGCCTGTAATTGAACATATCGCCTGTGGGCCACAGAAATTGGAACATGATGTTGTCGTATTAATAGGGAGATCAACTGAATAACTTGTATTTGTATTACGATATCCTTCTTTCAAATCTAATCCAACCCAAATGATATAAATACCGATACTGACCCATAGTATACACCATAAACATTTGGATATAGTAAATTTACTGTTTTGCTTATTCATATTATCTAATTAGATAATATAAATTATATGAATAGTAAAATGACGCGTTAAAACTTATATACGAATGAAACATTATCCTTGAGTTCTTCTATAGTGTCTGCATTGACATAAGTGCATGCACTTCGTATTCCACCGAGCATATCCTTTATAGTATCCTCAATTGCACCTTTATATGGAACTCTCAATACATCACCTTCAGAAGAACGATAATCCGCCATTTTACCACTACCATATTTTTCCATAGCATGTTTTGAACTCATTCCATAAAACTCTTTATATTTCTGTAAGACCTTTTTATTACCAAATTCATCTTGAACCCAGTTTTCGACAACAACGCCGGCATTCTCGTCATGGCCAGATAAATAACCACCAATCATTACAAAATCGGCACCTCCACCAAGTGCTTTTACTATATCACCGGGTGAACGAATACCTCCGTCAGACACAATACAACCTTCTTTAGAACAATCGAAAATAGCAGACAGTTGAGGAATACCAACACCAGTTTGTCTTCTTGTCAAACACGCCATTCCTGATCCAATACCAATTTTGACAATATTAATACCTGCACATAACAGCTTCCTTGTTAAGTCAGAAGTACAAACATTTCCAGCAATAATAATTTTATCTGGAAATCGGTTTCTCACTTTACAACAATACTCAAAGAAAGAAGAGATATAACCATTCGCAATATCAATACATATCCATTTACAATCAGTATATTCAACAATTTCAATTAAATTATCATAATCGGTATCCGAAATACCAGTTGTCACCATGAAATAATCATTATGTAAATATTCTTCATTTTGCTTATAATCATCGATCGTATAATGCTTATTTAAAGCAGTCAACATATTATATTTTGCAAGTTCATGATGAACGTGAAATGTTCCAATTGTATCCATATTTGATGCAATGATCGGTATACCTTGCCATACTATTTTCTCTCCATTTTGCCCAGTAAATTCAAACTTTCTTGTAAGAGAGACAAAAGAACGGCTATTTATACTGCTTTCCTTAGGTATAATCATGACATCGTCAAATTCATAGACATTAAATTGTTTCATTGAACTAGTTACAAGTAAGTATTTATATTATTTCGATTAAATTATTATATTTATAATTATAATGTCATCAACCGATACAGATACGGATGAAATAACTAAAAAAAAAGAAGAA